CAGGAGTGGTTGGCGCATTGCGAACAGAGATTGCACAATCTGTGCAACGGCGGGGAATCGCAGGTGATTTTGAGGAGTTAGCCAAGGCGATTGAAACGACCATAAAAGAGGGTGACATTAAAAAAGTAGTCGCACCAAATGTTTCATTCGTGAACGAAAGAAAGCTGCGAGGCCACTTCCAGAACTACGGCAAGAATCTTGACGCTGCTTTGAGTAAGCTAAACAAGTCTGGCGTTAAGGTAGAAGAAGCGACAGAAATAAAATTTGCTAATCCAGACCCTCGTGGCATGGGTACACTTGGTAAGTATGCAAGTGGCGAAGCGACAAGAGGCTCCGTTCTGCTGCCGTCACTCCCGCCTTTCCGAATCATTGATCTTAGAGATCCGGGCACTGCAAAAGTCGCTAAGAAAGTGCCTAGCGCCTACAAGGACGGCGGACCCGTAGACTTGAGGCCCAAAAAACTGGTACACTCCGGCATTGGCGCTATGGCAAGACAGGTGATGTGATGGCAAGTAAAAAAGACGACGTTAAAGACGAAGAGCTTTTGGCGAAGCTTCGTGACAAATTCTACGATCCTAAGCCTGGTGAAACCGACTACTCAGAGACGATGTCATTTGACGAGTATGTCAAACGTATTGGGCCTGCCAAAAAAGCTGCCGGTGGCATGGTCAAAGGCTTTAGCCCGATAGCTCGTCCGCAAAAGTTCAAAGGTGTATTTTAATGGCCCTTCCTCCGCAGATGGTTGATATGGCAATGGGTGCTGGTGGTCCGGCGGATCAGTTGTCCCAAGAAATGATGGTCGAGCTACCTGAAGAGGACATGCTTCCTGAAGGCATTGAACTTGCCGGCATGGAGGAGATGGTCGAGGTAGACGCCGAGCCGTATACGCATAACGCAAACCTTGCGGAGGTTCTGGACGACTCAGCCCTTAGTGCTTTGTCCTCGGATTTGCGAGACAAGATTGATGATGACAAAGAGTCTCGTGAAGATTGGGAAGAGACTATTTCCAAGGGGTTAAAGCTTCTTGGTGTGAACTATGAAGAACGCAACGAGCCGTTCCTTGGTGCGAGTGGTGTTCACCATCCGCTGTTGAGCGAAGCCGTGACACAGTTTCAAGCACAAGCCTATAAGGAGATGCTGCCGGCTGGAGGCCCAGTAAAGGCACAGGTTCTTGGCGCAGCGAATAAGATGCTTGAGGATCAGGCACAGCGTGTCAAAGACTTCATGAATTACCAGATTACCGAAGTAATGGAAGAGTATGATCCGGACACGGATCAAATGTTGTTTTATCTACCTTTGACAGGTTCGACCTTCAAAAAGGTATACTTTGATGCAGGTAAGCAACGAGCAGTTTCAAAGTTTGTTCCGGCGGAGGATCTGATTGTTCCATACTCGGCGAGTGACTTGAACACAGCCGAACGTGTCACGCATGTAGTGCGGATGACTGAGAACGAACTTCGTAAGCTTCAAGTTGCGGACGTGTATCGGGACATTGATCTTCAGGCTGGAGAAGAGGATGATGATAGTTCAATTAGGGCAACAGGTAACGAACTGCAAGGCGTTCGCCCGTCGTATGGTAACGACATCCATACATTACTTGAAATTCACACTGAGCTTGATCTTGAAGGCTTTGAGGATCTTTCACCCGAAGGTGAGCCTACGGGCGTTAAACTCCCTTACATTGTCACTTTGGATGAAGATTCAGGACAAGTTCTTTCAGTGGTGCGAAACTATCGGGAGATGGACCCGCTTCGCAGAAAGCGACAATATTTCACTCACTATAAGTTTCTGCCTGGGTTTGGGTTTTATGGCTTTGGCCTGCTTCATACTATAGGGGGTCTTTCCCGTGCAGCGACATCGATCCTTCGACAACTTGTTGATGCGGGCACTCTTTCGAATCTGCCTGCCGGCTTCAAGGCTCGTGGTGTTCGTATTCGTAACGACGATGAGCCGCTTTCTCCTGGCGAGTTCCGTGATATTGATGCTCCCGGCGGTGATCTTCGGAATGCTCTTATGCCCCTTCCATACAAGGAACCTTCTGGCACACTTGCTCAACTACTGGGCGTTATTGTCGATTCCGGACGCAGGTTCGCTCAAGTCGCAGATGCAAAAATCTCCGACGTTAATTCCCAAGCCCCCGTCGGAACCACAGTTGCACTGATTGAGCAGGGGTCGAAGATCATATCCTCGATCCACAAGCGTCTGCATTATGGTCAGAAGAATGAGTTTCGTCTTTTAGCTGAAGTTTTTGCCGACAATCCTGTGCCGTATCCTTATTTTGTGGGTCAGGGCGTACCTGCTGAAATTATGCAGCAGGACTTTGATGGTCGTGTAGACATCCTTCCGGTGTCAGATCCGACAATCTTTTCTATGTCGCAGCGTTTGTCGTTGGCTCAAACTCAAATGCAGTTGGCTTCGCAAGCCCCACAAATGCATAATATGTATGAGGCGTATCGTCGGATGTACGATGCGTTGGACATCAAGAACATTGATGCAATTCTACCGCCGCCACCACCACCGGCACCTGTAGACCCTGCCACTGAAAACTCAAACGCGGTGAAAGCCAAGCCTTTGCAGGTGTTCCCACAACAGGATCATGAAGCGCACATTGTGGCGCATGCTATGTTCTTATCGTCACCTGCGGCAAGCGCTAGCCCACAGGCGTTTCTGTTGCTGTTGTCTCATGTGCAGGAGCACGTAGGCATGCTTGCGAGGGACCAAGTTGTAGCCTTCTTCCAAAGCGCGCAGCAGGAGGCTATGGCGCAAGGTCAGGCGCCACAACAGCCTGATCCAAATGTAATTGAGTCCGCTGTAGCACAGCAGACTGGTGAGATCATGCAGCAGATCATGCCAATGATTCAGCCGGCACAGAATCAAGATCCGTTGGTAGGCATACGCCAGCAAGAGCTGGAAAACGCGCAGGTGGAAATTCAACGTAAGATGATGAATGATCAAATGGATTTCCAGATTGATCAGGCCAAGCTGCAACAGGCTTACGAGTTGGCGCAACAGCGGCAAGGGCTGCAAGAAAACATTGCGGATGCACGAAACGATGTAAACATCTACCGCATCAACACACAGGCAGCATTGTCGAGAAACAAATGATTCAAGCATTGATAGGTCCGATTGCCTCTTTAGCCGGCACATGGTTGGAAGGTAAGGTTGAAAAGACCAAGGCTGAGACGGGCGCAAAGGTCGCCAAGGCCAAGGCTGAAGCCGTCATCATGGAGAAGAAAGCCACGGGTGAGATTGATTGGGATCTTGAGATGGCTCGTGGAAGTCAGTCGTCTTGGAAGGACGAATGGCTTGTAATCTTGTTTTCGGTTCCGCTTATTTTGAGCTTTGTGCCGGGGATGGAAGGTGTGGTGGCAAATGGCTTCGAACAGTTGGATAAGATGCCCGACTGGTATCAGTATTCCCTTGGTGTTATTGTTGCTGCTTCTTTTGGCGTACGTAGTGCTACCAAGTTTTTTGGTAAGAAGTGATGATCATGTGGGATATGCACAATCGCACCACCCCACAACAAGCGGAGAAAAACCGTGGCCGAAGTCACAATGGAAAGATTTCTGCGATGGAAGATACTTCCTCGCTTGATGATGCTTATGATGTCAGTGTCGGCTTGGCGGGTAGTGGAGTGGTTTATGACATTGCCAGACCCTACGCCAGCGCAAGCCGGGTTAGTGAGTGTAGTCACGGGGGCCATGACAGGTGCATTTGCGGTCTGGCTGGGGCATGAAAAAGAGAAGGTTAAGTAGATGGCACGACCACGTATTAGGCAGTTTGCAGGTGACCTTGGTATAGGGTACGATGAAGCCAAGAATCTCGTTAGTGAGGGCCGACGGCGCAAGGATGGCGGTTCTCAGGTATTGGAGAGTAACATGAACAAGATGCAGACGAAGGTAGACAAGGTAGCCAAGGGGCTGAAGAAAGCGTCAAAGACGCATGCGAGTCAGGCCGAGACCTTGGATTCTGTTGAGTTTCAGATGGGTGGTTCTAGTACCCTTTCGAGCATTCAAAACGAGGTTGATAAGATAAACAAGTCTTTCAGAGATGAGGCTGCGCGCGTAGATCGCATGGTAGACATCGTGACGAGAGACACGGAAATCGATGTCGATAAAAAAGATGAGAAGAAAAAGAAAGGCGAAAAGACTGACGGAAGAGGTGGAGTTCCTGGTCGTCCTGCTAACCAGACACCGAAGCGTAAAAGTAGAGCTATGGGCGGAGTAGAGGTTGATATGCCGTCTCAAACCCGTGGTGCGGGTGCCGCAATTCAAGGAACTAAGTTCTCAGGAGTGTTCTAGTGGCGGGACCGTTCGATTATCTTTTTAACGACAGCAGCACTTCTAATAACCTGCCGGGTGTAACTACGAGCATAAAAGTTGATACGCCCTCACAAAACACTACCACTGGTTCGACCTATGTGGAGCCTGATCCAACCTATGTGGAGCCTGATCCGGCTGTTGTGGACGGGTTCAATGTTAACAACGTCATCTTAAGCCCAAACAACCGCCGGTATCCGACATTTAAAGACCCTGAAACCGCAGCAAAATATGAGACTGGTCTACGAAATTTTATGCGGGCCACTGACCGCACGGATATGGATCCCTATGGCCGTTCGGGCATGTTTTACAGGCCCGGAATTAACCGACGGCTAGGCCGAGAGGGTGGCCGCTTCGGCAACAACGGGCTTCCCCAAGTATCCATCGATGCGATTAACCGGCTAGCCTACAATCAGTATCTTGGGCTGCAATCGGGAATCGGATTTAGGAGAGGGGGCAAATATGGCGATGACCCAGTACCTGGGTATGCCCCTGCGTTAAAACTAGGCTCAGATACTCCTGGGGGCAAGGTAGTTGCGGCTCCGCAGCCGGGTGGAAGCGGCAGCTTTTTACCTCCGCTTGCTGGACTTTTTGAAAGTTTATTTGGTTCGCCGAACACAATGCGAACCTTAGACAACATGGGCGTGGACTACTCAAACATGGGTGTTGACGCTGCAATGGGCATCTCACCTGTTGCCTCTGGTTCTTCAGTGGCGACAGTAAACCCGAATCAAACCTCTTCAGTGGCGACAGTAAACCCGAATCAAACCTCTTCAGTGGCGACAATCAACCCCGTTATCGTAGCAGACAGTAAGGATGAGGCAGACGCTTTTGAACTTTTAACGAACTTAAAGGCTGAAGTCCCTCTTACACCAGCAGAAATGCTGGCAGCATCTTCCGCACCTTCTGGGTATAGCGGGCCGTTTACCTCGCAGGTTGCACAAGACATTTATATGTCGGGGTCAGATACGCCCGTGAGTGTGTTTTCTGGAGGAATCGGGACAGGTGGCACGGGCGACTCCACAATTTCCAGCCAGCCCGGTGTAGCGGGTCTTGATACGAGCCAAGAGGACATTGAGCGAAGCGAGGTTCGCCAAGATTTTTTTGAGGACTTGCTTAACGAGTTTCGGCGGGATAACCCATATGAGCCTGTGCCTTCCGCTCAGTCTTTAGCACCTTCAGCAGGTGCCCCTATCGATTTAACGGCAGGTCTGGGCGAAGAACTTGTGGGAACCACATTGACAGCAGCCATAGACAGGACTGATGATCCTGCTTTTGCAAACGTAATTGAAAGCGTAATTAAACGTGGCCTAAAACAGGGACAGAGTCCGGCAGAATTAGCCGCAGAAACTAATGCGCTTATGAAGCGTGTGGATGAATTAAGAGCATCCGGTTCATCTCTTGTCTCCGCTCAATTGCAAGCACAAGCAGAACTGAACCGCCGAAGAGCGGGCGTTGGTGGATAAATGGATGTTGTAGATTTTCTTTCAAGGTATCAGAAAACCTTGCAAACTCGAGTAGATGATATTAGCTTATCAATAACCAGTGGTGGTGCTTCTGACATGGAAGCCTACCGTGCGATGGTAGGTGAGATTCAGGGCATCACTTATTCAATCGAAGAGTTACGCGCCCTGCTAAAAAAGGTGAATTATGACGACGCTTCTAGTCCCTGATCACGTCCTCCGGCAGCAGCAAGCCAAGAAAAAAGCTGAAGAAGAAGCCTCCAAGAAACCCATGACAGACAGAGTCCCGCAGCCCACAGGTTGGCGGATTCTTGTTATGCCTTATCAAGGTAAAGCTAAAACCGAGGGTGGAATATACGTTCCCGACCAAGCCAAGGACCGAGAGGCACGAGCCACTGTTGTGGCATATGTGGTTCGTCTTGGGCCACTAGCCTATCAGGATCCGGACAAGTTTGGTCCTGATTGCAAGCCGTGGTGCCAAGAGGGTGACTGGGTTTGCATTGGTCGGTACGCCGGATCGCGCTTTCAGATAGAAGGTGGCGAGGTTCGCATCATCAATGACGATGAAGTCATTGCAACAATCGTCGATCCTGACGATATCAAGACATACGGAGCATAGTATGCAAAACGATCTTGCTGAAAAAGAAGAACTTGAAGTTGAAGTAGAAGAGCAACAAGTTGAAGTTCCCGTTGATCAGGCAGAGGCCGAACAAGATGCGGGGGCAGAGACAAAAGAAGATGAATTAGAACAATATTCTGAATCTGTTCAGAAACGAATCTCAAAGCTAACGAACAGGTTTCGAGAAGAAGAACGTCAGAGGCAAGCTGCGCTTGAGTACGCGGAAGCTGTCAAAGAGCAGAACGATGAGCTTCGTGCTCGAATTGACAAACTAGACCAGTCCTATGTTGGAGAGTTTGGAAACCGAGTTGAGTCAGATGCCGTTGCAGCTAAAGAAGCGTACAAGAAAGCCTATGATGAAGGCAACGCTGATGCGATGTTTGAAGCGCAACAGCGAATTAGTCAGATTGCTTTGGAGCAAGCTCGGTACGAAGAAGCCAAGCGCCGAAACGAAGAACGACAAACGCAGCCTGTCAAAGAGGCGGCACCACAGTCACAAGCACAAGCTCGACAGCCCGCACAACCGGACCCGAAGGCCGAAGCTTGGGCATCTAAAAACGATTGGTTTGGCAACGATCAAACCATGACTTACGCAGCTTTCGGTATTCATCGCCAACTTATTGAAGAAGAGGGGTTTGACCCCACCTCAGATGAGTATTATAGTGAACTTG